GACTTCTTAGCTGGCCAGATGTTGCAGTCCGGCACGCTTAAGGGCACCTGGATGGGCTTCCGCTGGATTCCGTACCAAGCCTTCAACAAGGCCGGTGCTGTGTTCTCGGCTGTGGCCTACGCCAAGTCTGGTATCCACTTCGGCAAGGGCTACGAAGAGGGCAACGTTACCCGCCGGGGTGACAAGAAGGACGCTTGGCAAGTGTCTATGGCGGCGTCTTACGGTGCAGGCCGTCAAGACGATAAGAAAGTCGTACAGATCGACTTCCAGTAACCAACGGCATGGGGGCTTCGGCCCCCGCCACTTGACCAACTTTAGGAGAAACCAACATGGCAGAACTAGCAACAGTGACCCGCACGGCGGTGGCAATCGCCGCAGGGCAAAAGACGCATCCTACGGCTCAAAATCGTGTGCGATCTGTAATTCTCGATACACCAGCCACCTACACCGCAGCGAATGGCGATACGTTTGGAACCGGCATCATTCTGGCTAAGGGTTCCCGCCTATTGGCTGGGCCCATCCTTTCCAATGCTGCAAATACGGCATCGCTGACATTAGCTCTAGGTTTGCGTGATGCAGCTACAAAAGTGGCGGTAGATGCCACTGCTTTGATGGCTGCAACTGCAATTACCACGGCTGCAACTGCACCGATCTACACGGGCACAAAACTCACAGCTGGACAGTATTACGTGCTGCCCCAAGACTGTGAAATTTTCGGAACCTTCGCAGGCGCGACACCCACCGCTAATGCGGCAATTCGTGCAGAAATTGAGTACGTAGCACCTTAAGCGCAGTTGCCATTCGCGTGACCATCCCTGCGCGGTGGCGTTTTCAGAAGGGGGGCCTCAGTGGCTCCCCTTTTTTGTTTGAAGGATTTGACCGATGACAACCGCAGTATCCATTTGCTCTAACGCCTTGCTGATGCTTGGGAAGTCTGCTATTGCAAGCCTCACCGATGACAGCGACCGGGCGCGGTACTGCGCCAACTTGTACCCCATGGTGCGCGATTCGTTGCTGCGCAAACACTTTTGGAACTGCGCCATAAAACGGGTGTTGCTGTCCCCCTTGAGTGATGCGCCAGCCTATGGCTACAGCGCGCAGTTCCAGCTCCCCGGTGACTTCCTGCGGCTCTATGAGGTGGGCTATCCCGGCAAATTCATTACTGATTTCCAGCTCGAAAACCGCATGATCTTATGCAACGCGACAGTCCTGCCACTGCGCTACGTGTGGCGCAACGATAACGAGGACAACTGGGACAGCGGCCTGGTGCAAGCTGCTACCCATGCTATGGCTGCGCTTCTCGCTTACCCGGTGGTGCAATCGACAAGCCTGCGCGACTCACTCACGCAAGAGGCTGCCCGGGTTCTGCGCGAGGCTAAATCCATCGATGCCCAGGAAAACCCCAGCGACACGATGGGCGACGAGTTCCCGCTGATTGCAGGTCGGTACTGATATGGGCAAGGTCATACCGATTCAGACCAACTTCACAGCCGGGGAGTTGTCCCCGCGCGTGCAAAGCCGCATTGATATTGCCAAGTACAACAATGGCTTGAAGACTGCGGAGAACATCCAGGTTCTGGTGCAGGGTGGAGCGCGCCGCCGCCCGGGCACGCGCATGGCAGCCGAGACGAAGACCAGCGCCAAAGAGTCGCGCCTAATTCCATTCATCTACAACCGCGACCAGGCATACATACTGGAGGTTGGCGATCTGTACCTGCGAGTGTTCAAGGACGGTGCCCATGTGGCTGGGCCCTATGAAGTAGCTACCCCCTATGTCGAGGCATCACTTTTCGAGATCGACTATGTGCAGGGCGCGGACACTATGTATCTGGTGCAGGGTGATGTTCCGGTGTACCGGCTGCAGCGCTTTGCCGATAACGATTGGCGCTTGCTAGCCGCCCCCTTCACGGTAGAGCCCTTTGACGAGCTGGGGATCAATCCCGCGCTTGCGCTCACGCTGTCCGCTGCGACCGTGGGGGCGGGGCGCAACTTTGGCGCCACTGGCGCATTCTTTGCTGCTGACGTTGGGCGCTACATTGTGTCCGGCTCAGGGCTTGCGCTGATCACTGCCTATGTGGACGCGAACAATGTCACTTGCACCATTCAAAGCGCCTTTGCCAGCACCAGCATTGCATCGGGTGCTTGGACCATAGACGGAACCCCACAAACCACCTGCTCAGTGTCGGCAGTCGGGCCGGTGGGCGCATCGGTCACCGCAACACTTGGGGCCGCAGGTTTTCGCGCAGGCTCTGCGGAGGTGGGCAAATACATCAAGGTCAATAACGGGCTAGTCAGGATCACGGGCTACACCAGCCCAACAGTGGTGAATGGCACGGTTCAACAGGTTCTAGCGTCCACCACGGCGGCCATTGCCAATAGCTGGACACTGAATAGCAGCATTTGGAACAGCGTAAGCAAGTACCCCAGCGCTGTGACTTTGTATGAGCAGCGGCTATTGCTGGCCGGATCGGCTGGGTTTCCTCAGACTGTGGCGGGCAGCCGCATAGGCGATACGCTGAACTTTGAAATAGGCACACTGGACAGCGACGGCTTTTCGAGAGAACTGGCTACATCTGAAATTGCGCCCATCCAGCATCTGGCTCAAGGCCGTCGATTGATGGTGTTCACCAGCTCCAACGAAATGAGCATGCGCGGCGGGCAAGAGAAGCCGATCACTCCGACCAACATCCAAAAGAACGACGAATCTACCGCGGGGGCCAACCAGGTGCGCCCGGTAAAGGTGGGCCACGAAATCTTGTTTGTGCAGCGTGCGGGGCGCAAGGTGCGAGCCTGTGGCTACCGTCAGGATATTGACGGCTTTGATTCACCAGATCGCACGGTGTTTTCCGAGCACATAACCGAGTCGGGCATCGTGGATATGGCATTCCAAGGGGAGCCCGATGCGTTGCTTAGCTGCGTGCGCGCTGATGGACAAATGGCCGTGGCCACCTATGACAGCGAGCAAGAGGTGAATGCGTGGGTGCGCTGGACTACCGATGGGCTGGTGGAGTCCGTGGCCAGAATACCCACAGCGACTTCCGAGCAAACTTGGGTGATCGTCAAGCGCACCATCAATGGCGCCACTAAGCGCTTTGTCGAGTATTTTGACCCCACACTAAAAACCGACTGCGCCAAGACTGACACCAGCGGAACCGATAAAACATCCTGGTCAGGCTTTGGGCACCTTGAGGGCAAGACGGTCAAAGTGTTGGCCGATGGCATCTATCAGGGTGAGCAAGTAGTGACCGGCGGCATTGTGACCACGCGCCCCGCACGCGCAATTGAGGTAGGCCTAGGCTACACCCCCACCATGACGCTGCTAAATCCGGAAGTTGGTTCTACCGGGGGCACGTCACAGGGCGCGGCAGTCAGTGTAGGCGAGGTGATCGTGCGGGTGCTGGATACGGTGGCTATCCGCGTGAATGGCCAGCTCAAAGACTTCCGCAAGATGAACAGCGCTTTGCTTGACCGAGTGCCCGAAGTTGGCACTGGTGATCTGCGCGAAACCACGCTATCGGACGAGCTGTACCGCAATGAGTTGACCATCAGCCAGCCTGACCCGGTGGACTTCCATGTGCTGGCTGTGATCCGCAAATGCACTATCAACGACTGAGGACTACATGATCCGTCACGCAACCTTAGAAGACCTCCCCCGCATTCTTGACCTAGCCCAAGTGATGCACATGGAGAGCCGTTTCAAAGACATTCCGCACTCCCGCGAGAAAGTGGAACTCATTTTTACCCGCCTTATTGAAGGTGCTGGGCTGATTCTGGTGGCTGAAAAAAACGGCAAGGTGATCGGTGCGATTGCTGCGGCTGTGATTGAGCTGTGGTTTTCCACCGGCAAGGTGGGGCAGGACTTTGGTCTATTCATTCACCCTGAGCACCGGGGCGGCATGCTGGCCGCGCGCCTTGTCAAAGGTTATGAAGACTGGGCCAAAAGTCAGGGCGCACACGCCGCCGAGCTCGGAATCAACACCGGCTTACAGCTTGAGAAAACGGGGCAACTGCTTGCCCATCTTGGTTACACGACCGTGGCCACGCTTCACGCAAAGGAGTTTTGAAATGTGCATCAGTTTGACAGCAGCAATGCTGATGGGAGGGACGGCTATATCTATGGCTAGTTCGATTACCCAAGGTGAGCAAGCCGCCGCCATGGGCAACTATGAAAACGCTCAAAAGCAGGCCGATGCGGACGCCGCAAAGGGGGAGGCCGAACTACAGGCCCGCCAAATTCGCAAGGCTGGCCAGGCGCAAAAATCAGCCGCTACCGCAGCAACCGCAGCCAGTGGCTTTTCGGTGAATGACGGCACGGCCGAGGTGATCAATAACCAGATCGACCAAGGCGCAGAACAAGACGCACTGACCGCCATACTGTCAGGCAAGAACAACGCGCGCAGATTGGTAGCCCAAGGTGAGGCAGCCAAAAAAGCGGGTGAGAACGCGCGTACCGCTGGCTACATGTCTGCAATTAGCACGGGCATGAGTGCGGCAGGCGGGTGGAAATCCCCAGCGGGTAAGCCAGCAGGCAACCCAATGAGTAGATATACCTCTGGCAACAGCGGATCGGGGGATTAAATGGCAAAAGTACCAATGGGCGAATTCGGCAACGCAGTTGCACCACAGCGCCAGACTCCAACAGTCTCAGCCGCACAACTTGACGGCGGGCTATCTGAGGCGACCCAGCGCCTAGGTAACACCGCAGCAGCTATTGGTCAGCAGCAGAACAATGCAGCGGTGGCCGAGGCAGACCGACTACGTGCCCAGCAAGAGGCCGAGGCAAGGCAGGAAGCCGAGAAGCAAGCCCGCCGCGCCGAACAGGTGCAGCAGCTCAATGCCCACGCAGACATTCAGGTGGGGCTCGCTGACCTGAACGACCAAGTGACCGCAGGCCTGACTACCGGAAAAATCAGCAAGGACGATGCCCGTAAGCAGTGGACTGATGGAAGTCAAAAGCTAGTCAGCGAAAGCGTTGGCAAGTTGCCAACCGACCTAGGCCCCCTAGTGGCGGCGCAAATGAAGCCATTGGCTGGCAGCCTGTCAAATCGGCTGGAAGACACCATTCGCAAGCGTGACCAGCAAGAGGCTAACGCTGGGCTGACCACCTACAAAGAAAGCATGCAGCGCTTTGCAGGCACCGATTTGGAAACCGCATCCAAGCAATGGGAGCAAGCCGCGCGCGCCGCTGGCCCCGGGGCTGGTTGGACGCCTGAAAAGGTGGAAAAAGAGGTGCAGAGCTTCAAAGAAGAGGTGACTTTTACCAAGGCCTACCAGCTGGTGAGCAATGTGCGCCAAGACCGCAAAGGGCTAGACCTTGCCGAAAAGACCATTCAGGGCATGAGCGACATGGACCCGCAAAAGCGGGCCACGCTATTGGATCGGGTGTCCAGCTACAAATACAGCCTTGACCAAAAAGCCGAGCTAGAAGCCCAGGGCGCATCCCGTAAGGCCGAAGCTGGCATGAGGCGGGCCGAGGCATCATTCCAAGCGTTCCAGGCTGTGAGCGACAAGGGGCTGGCACTTGACCCGGCCTATGTGGACAGCGTGATCAAGCAAACTGCGGGCACACCGTACCAGGCCGGCGTAGTGGCGCTGGCCAAAGCTGCATCCGAAAACGGCGGGCTTGCCGCACAGCCCATCGCTGCCCAGCGCGCGGAGCTGGACAGTATCACCGCACGAATTGCCAAAGAAGGCAATAACCCAGCGCTGGCCAAGCGCAAAGACCAGATTGAAAAGGTTTTGCGAGGTAGCCAGGCCGACATCAAAGAAGACCCGTTGCGGGCCTACCTTGAACGCAGTGGAGATTCAGCGCAGTTCGCACCTTTGGACACATCTTCAATGCAAGCGCTGACCACCAGCCTGAGTGCACGGCTGCCAGTTGCTGAGCGCGCAGGGCAGTGGAGTGGTGGGCATGTGGCCCCGCTCACTGGCGACGAAATAGAGCCCGTGCGCAAGCTGCTTGACGCATTGCCACCAGCGCAGAAAAGCACTGCAATTGCCACGCTGGCCAAGAACTTAGGCCCCCGCGCTGCAGCCGGTATGGCCCAACAGTTGGACAAGAAAGACCGCGCGCTGGGGCTTGCCTTTGGCATGGCCGGTTCGCAGACCACCGAGGGCCGCTATGTTTCGGAGTTGGTTCTAAAAGGTGCCCAGGCCGAGAAAGACGGCACCAGCACCAAGAACAAGGAGGCCGCCGATGTGAAGCCAGGGCAGTGGAAACGCTTTATGACGGCTGAGCTCGCGGGCGTTTACCCATCCCAAACCCAAACAGAGGGCGTTCGGGATGCTGCCATTTACATTGCCCACGGTCTAGCCGCTGAAAAGGGGGGGCGACTGAGCGAGGCAGATATGAAGCGTGCCATCAATCTGGCATCCGGTGGCCCCGTGGTGGAGCACAACGGACGCAAGATACCTTTGCCCGCTGGCGTAGATACCGACATGCTGGACAAACGCTTGCGCAGCGTGACCGCCGAAGAGGTGAAGCAACAGTCACCCACTGGCACGGTACGCGCCGCCGGGGTTGAAATGCCCGCGGCTGATTTTGTGAAGTCGCTCCCAGGGGCAGAACTTTCCTACGCCGGACGTGGCCGCTACAACGTGCTGGTGGGTGGCCGCCCAGTCATGTCCGGCGATGGCAAAAAGCCAATCGTGATCGGAGTCCAGTAATGCTAGACGACCTGTACCAAGCGGACACCGAAACCGCTATCACCACACTGGCAGCCCAGCCGCCAGAAAAACCCAAACCAGCATCAAAGTGGAATGGCTGGAGTGCCCCATTTCGAGGCATAACCGCTGGCGTTTCGGAGGCGGGGGCGATGGTTGCCGATGTGCTCAAGGGGGCCGCTCAAGCCGATGCCGCATATGGGCAGGGCAGCATTGCCAGCGCAGGGGGTATGTTTAGCTTGCAGAGCGACAAAGAAAAACGTGATGTTGAACTGCACCGTGCCAAAGTTGACGCGGAGGGAATTGACACCACATCCGCTGCAGGTTCATCGTTGCGCGACGTATCGCGTCACTACCGACCTGATCCAGCTACCGCAGGGCTTGCGGAAAAACTAGCATTTGATTTACCTCGATTTGCGGTCAAGGCTGTTGGCTACACGGTGACTGGTGGCGGCGTACCGGGCGCGGTCATGCTCGGGGTAGACGAGGGCATGCAAACCTCAGACGACTTGAAACAGCAAGGCGTTGACAAGAACACCCGCATGAAGGTGGGGGCGGTGGCTGGCGTTGTGTCTACCGCCAGTGTCATGTTGCCGGTGGCCGCGCCCGGGTCCATACCGAAAACAGTTGGGCTATGGGCTGCTGGCGGGCCGGGGTCTTTTATGGCGCAGCAAGCAGCCACCCGCGAAATTCTTAAGGGTGCGAATTACGAAGATTTGGCCAAGCAATACGACCCACTTGACCCGGTGGGGTTGACAGTGTCTTCGCTGGTTCCCGCCGGATTTGCTGCGTATGCCGTGGCGGGAGCCCGCAGGGCCAAGGCTGGAGCACCTAAGCCGGTAGTCGCACCCGAAGCCCAACCGGCTGCCAAACCTGAATCTACACCCCTCACGCAAGAGCAGGTTGACGCTGTGATGACCCATAACCTCACGCTTGCCCAAGACGTGCGGGACGCTACGCCACCCGCCGAGGCCGTGCGCCAAATGACACAGTTGCCAGAGCGACAGACTGTGAATAACGCCATCACTCAGGAAATGGCCGCAAGGATTGAGAAAGACTTCAAAGGCGCTGCGGACGAATACGCCAAGATAAAAAGCACCGACAACGGCCGCATTTTGAACACGGACGATGCGCGCGAACTTTCCCCAGCCTACCGAGCAGATAGAACCAAGTCAGCCGATGTGCATGAGCCCGCCAGTGCTTTTGTAAAACGACTTTACGCTGAGAAGCTGGCGCAACCTACCCCGGCAGGGCGTGACCCGGTGGTGTTGTTCACGGCCGGTGGCACAGGGGCCGGGAAAAGCAGCGGGCTTAAATTGATGCCCGAAGTAACAAAGCGGGCCGAGATCATCTACGACACCAATATGAACTCACTAGATTCATCGGTGACGAAAATTGACCAGGCGTTAGCCGCAGGGCGGGAGGTGAGTATTGTCTACACGTTCCGCGACCCGGTAGAGGCTTTGACCATGGGGGCGCTGCCACGAGCTGAGCGAATGGGGCGAACCGTGCCATTGCGTGAGCACGCGCGCACCCACATGGGTTCAGCCCAAACCATGCGAGAGCTACAGGCAAAGTATGCCGATGATCCACGGGTTGCGATCAGTGTGGTCGATAACTCGCTGGGCAAAGATCAAGCCCAAATCTCTCAACTTGACAAACTACCCGCACAAGACTACAGTGGAATTGAGGACAAACTTTATGCAGCTCTCAACCAAGAATACTCAGCCAGTCGCATCACCGAAACCGTCTACCGAGGCACGGCCGGTAATGACCCACGCGCAACGAACAAACCTGATAGCGCAGGGAATAGTGGACAGCCTGAACAAAACGGTTATGGCCAGGGAACAAGAGCGCAAGACCAGCTAAGCGCTGCAGCCCCCAAGGCTGGCGACATGCCAGCCGAACCCGGAGCATCTAGCTCCAGCCCACCCCCCCAAAAATCCCCCCTTATTCGTTCGGTGCTTTCGCGCGCCGACGAGATCGAGCGCACCAGTCCTGATCTGGTAGTAGGCCAAGACGCAGACGGCAAGCCCATCACTGTGGCCCAAGAAATGGAGCGGATTCGCCGGGAATCCATCGAGGGCACCGATACCGAGCTGGGCACCCAAGACGCGCCCTTGCTGCAAATCGCTGCCGATTGCGCCCTGTCTACAGGCTCGATGTGACTATGAACGCCACTACACAGCCAGCGGCTGCCAAAAAGGCGATGTGCTTCACCAGCGTGCGCATGTACCGCCACGCCGTCTTGACGCTGCCAAACACGCCGCAGCTGATCAAGAAGACCATCCCAAGCATGCAAGCAATGTAAAACCAGAATAGAAAGAATTTGTCCATGAATTCGAACTGCATTAAAGCCGTAATCGCTGCCGCTGGCAAGCAGCTCAGCCCCGCCAAGATTCAAGCTATAGACGACGCTATCAGCGCCAAGATGCGGGAGCTGGCACGCCAAGACCGCCAGCGCTGGCAGGGATTATCCCGCGACGAGCGGGTGAGCGAAGCGGCCGTGGCTGCCATGCAAGATGTGCAGGCCCAGGCGGCACTCAAGGAATACCGCGCCACCTTGCAAGTGCTGCGCACCGCCGAGACTGACAACCGAATCAAGGCTTCCGCAACGCTGGGCGACTTGACCCGCTCGGGTGCACTGATCCGCGACATTGAGCAAACCGGCCAATACATTGATGCCGTGCGCAACGATGCGATTTCGGGCCTCACCGACCTGATGGACGCGGCCAGCTCCAAGGATGGCACCGGCCTACTGCGCAACCTTGGCATGCGCATATTCGACTTGGACAATCCTGTGACAACCCGCGACGTGGTGCGCGAAGTGTTCAAGCTGGCAGACGGCCACACCGGCAACACGGCAGCACAAGCCGCGGCTAAAGCATGGCTCCAAACCATAGAGAGCATGCGCAAGCGTTTCAATTCAGCCGGGGGTGACATTGGCAAGCTGGGGTATGGCTACCTATCCCAAGCGCATGATGCGATCAGGGTGATGGAGGCGGGCGCGCAGACTTGGGCCGCGAAGGTCATGCCCTTGCTAGACCGTGAGCAATACGTGAACACGGACGGCAGTTTGATGAAGGATGCCGACTTGCTCAAGCTGCTAGAAGGCGCCCACGACACCATTGCCACCGGTGGGCTGAACAAGACCGAGCCCGGTCAGTTCAAGGGCACCGGGGCTAAGGCAAACGCTGGCAGCGAGGCCCGGGTGTTGCACTTCAAAGATGGTGAAGCGTGGATGAACTACATGGGCGAATATGGTCAGGGCAGCCTATACGATGCCATGCTGGGCCACGTTGGGCACATGGCGCGCGACACTGGACTGGTGGAACGCTACGGTCCCAATCCTGAGCAGCAATTCAAGCTACAACAGGACATTGCCCAGCGGGCTGATGGCGTGGGGACCTGGGACAGCCGCAGCGCTGGCAACCAGCCCGAGGCTTACTGGAACTTGGTCAGCGGGAAAACCGCTTCACAAAACCGTGTGGTGGCCCAGGTGTTTCAAGACATGCGCAACATCCAAACGGCGGCCAAGCTGGGCGGCGCGGTATTGTCTAGCACCACGGACATGGCCACCATTGCGGCTACGCTGCACTACAACAAGCTGCCGTACTTCGACATGCTGCGCAACATCGGCAAACAGTTTGACGGTGACACGCGGGATTTTCTGCACGCCCATGGCGTGATTGGGGAATCGCTCACTTCCACATTGAACCGCTGGACTGGCGACCACATGACGCACAGCCTGACCGGGCGGCTGGCTGGCAGCGTGATGAAGCTCTCACTGATGAACGCCTGGACGGACGGCCTACGCAATGCCTTCTCCATGACCATGATGGGCGGCATGGCAAAGATGGGCAAAACTGAGTGGGGCAAGCTCACCGAGTGGGACCGCCACCTATTGCAGCGCAAGGGCATCACCGAGGCCGATTGGGCGGTGGTGAATCAGGCCAAGCCCACAGACCACCAAGGGCGCGAGTATCTGACACCGGAGGCAATCAAAGCCACCGGCCACGCTGACGCTGCGCAGGTTGCCACCAAGGTGCTGGCCTTCACTGTGGACGAAGCGCAGTTCGCCGTGACGAATCCTGACCTAGCCACGCGCGCCATTGTGACCGGCGGCGGCATGCCCACTGGCACGGTGAATGGTGAGCTGATGCGCACCTTTGCCCAGTTCAAGAGCTTCCCCATCGCCATGATGACGCGCCACTGGCGCCGGGTGTTTGATACCCCGCAGGGCTTGGAGGGTGCACCTATGGGCTTTGGTGCCGAAGGTCGAGCGGGTGGGGTGGCCAACAAAATAGCGGTCATGGCTGGGTTGAACTTGTCGCTCATGATGCTGGGTGCCGTGGTGCTGCAAAACAAAGCGCTGGTACAGGGCAAAGACCCCTACGACTTGACCGAGCAAAAATTCTGGATGCGCGCTCTGGCCCAGGGGGGCGGTGCTGGATACCTTGGAGACTTGCTTTTCAAAGACCCCACCGAGCAGCGCAGCAGCTCAGCGGAGCAAACCATAGGCACAGTCTTGGGGCCATCGGCGGGCGCTGTGGCGGGGCTTGCTGGTGACCTGGTGGTGGCCAACGCATGGGAGGCTGCCAAGGGCAAAGACACCCACTTCGGGGCCGAGGCCTTGCGGTGGGGGAACTCACAGCTTCCCTATGCAAATCTATGGTGGACACGCGGTGCATACGAGCACTGGTTTCTTTTTTCAGCACAGGAAGCCCTCAACCCCGGCTACTTGGCCCGCATGAAACAGCGCGCGCAAAAGGACTGGGGACAGGGCTACTGGTGGGACCCGGCAGAACCCCTGCCAAGCCGTGCGCCCGATTTCAGCAACGCAGTAGGAGATTGACCATGCGACCAGACCAAATTGCAAGATTGAATGACCTTTCCGAAAAATTGGCTGATCGGTTTTTGGTGGAGGCTGACCCAGTTGAATGGCCGGGTGGTGGGGCTACACCTGCGGACATGACGCAGCAAGAGCGCGGGGATTCTTACTGGTGCAAGAAAAACGCTATGGCCACGGGCGGCGTGCTGCGTTACACCTTGGACTTGGTGAAGTCTCACAGCGCACCGGGCGGTGATGATGCAGAGGGGGCATCCAAAGATGCGGACATGGACAAGAAAATAAACGAAGCGGAACGGCGCGCGGCGGCGGCGGTGGCTCGGGCGCTTGACAAAGCCAAAAAACGCACGTTTGATGCAAAAGTGAATGGCAAGTAAAAAGGTAAACCTTGCCACGTTCTTTGCCATTTGGGCCGAGGAACGGCGGTGGACTGTGCCGGACATTCACTGGCAGGCCGTTGACTGGCTGGAGCATCGTGGCATTCTTGCGGTATTGCGCTGCTTTCGTGGATTCGGTAAGTCCACTATTCTGGCCGTGTACAACGCCTGGAGGTTTTACCAAGACCCGGCTTACCGAATACTGCACCAAGGCGACCAAGACAGGACGGCCTACAAAACCAGCCGGGACACTAAGGCGGTGCTCATGCGCCACCCGCTCACGCGCGACCAGTTCCAAGCCATTCGCGGAGAGGCTTCTTTTTGGTGGGTACCAGGTGCCAACGATGAACGGAACCCATCAATGCAAGCCGCTGGCATTACCACCAACATCACATCAAGCCGGTGCGATGAAGCGCAAAACGATGATGTGGAAGTACCAAGGAACATACAAAACCCCGAAGCCCGGGAGAAAATGCGCTACCGACTGGGCGAGCAAACGCACTGTATGGTGCCCGGTGCGCGGCAGCTGTACATCGGGACACCTCACACCCACGATAGCCTGTACGACGAAATGGAGGCCATGGGGGCTGATTGCCTGACCATTCCTATGTTTGCGAATGAACAACGGGTAGAGGAAGCGCGAGAGCGTGAATATGTGCTGGACTTTGTACCCGAAATGGTACTGGCCGGAATCGGTAAATTTACCAAGGCGCTCAAGCCAGGTAAGGACTATACGCTGCGCGGCACTACAGTGGTGTTGCATAAAGCCCCGGGCGGGTTGGTGGACTTTTACGCAGGCAGCGCATGGCCTGAACGATTCACCTTGGAGGAAATGGAAACCCGCCGTAAGAAGTGCCGCACCATCAATGAGTGGGATTCTCAGTACCAGTTACACAGTAAACCAGTGGGCGAGGTTCGCCTAGACCCTGCGCGCATGGTCCCCTACGACACCAAGCCCCGCGTTCAATACTCCAACCGAGAGGCCATCATGTGGCTTGGCAAGACCCGGATTGTGGGCGCGTGCGCGCGCTGGGATTGCTCGCTTGGAAAGATCAAATCCGATGCATCAGTTTTTAGCCTGGTGCTTACCGACGCATCCGGCAATCTGTACTGGCAGTTTGCCGAGGCCTTGATCGGCGATCTAGACGACCAATGCAAGCGGGCCAAAGAGTTGGTTTTGGAGTACCAAATACCCAGCGTCAAAGTGGAGACGAACGGGCCGGGTGGTTTTATACCGCCACGGCTGCGCAAGTTCTTGGCGGGCACCGGCTGCGCGGTGGTGGACGATCACAGCACCGTGAACAAGCAAAAGCGCATCCTTGACGCATTCGAGCCGCCGCTATCCATGGGTGTGCTGTGGGCTCATGTGTCTGTATTGGATGGGCCTACATGGGACCAGATGAAGGACTTCAACCCGCTCAGCACAAACCAGCCCGACGACTTCATTGATTCTGGCGCTGGTGCCATTGCCGACACACCGGTGCGTATTGGGCAAATAGTCGGGAAACCGACCGAGCATCAGCAGCATCCTTGGCGTCCATCAGCGGGCGTTCACGAGATAGTGTTCGAAACCTCTTAGCCCTTTGGGTGGCCCGCGCAAACCATTGCAAAGGCCACCATGTCAGTTACCGCTCAAACCCCCTACAAAAAATACACGGCAGCCCCAGCAGCTACGCTTTTCACAACCGATTTTCGGCTGTTCCTTGCCAGTGATCTTGTAGTCAAAGTCAACAGCGCAGTAGTTACCACCGGGTTCACGGTGTCCGGTATCGGCGCTGCAAGCGCTGACGTGACATTTGGTACACCAATGGTAGGCGGGGAAATCATCGAGCTGCAGCGCAGCGTGCCCAAGACACGCTCCTCTGATTTCCAACAGCTTGGGGACTTTCAAGCGCCCGTAATTAATGCGGACTTGGACCGCATTGTGATGATGCTGCAGGACTCACAATTTTTGAATGCGTTAGCGTTGACGCTGGCAGCCGGATCAACAGCGAGCACAGTTGTCCCGGAGCCGGTAGCCAATGCGCTGCTGGGCTGGAACGCGGCAGGTAACGCGCTGCAAAACTACGCGGGGGGTGCAAGTGCGCCTGTGTCCTTGGCTATGGCGCCAGTGGTTGCTGGGGCGACATTGGCTGCGGCTCGGGCAGCGATGGGGCTTGGCAACATTGGAGTAGGGTTTAGAAATCGCATTCACAACGGCGGCTTTCAGGTTGACCAGCGCAACGCATACGCGGCACAAACCATTACGGCTGGTGCGGCCCTGGCCTACACCGCAGACCGTTGGTACGCCTATTGCACTGGGGCCAACGTAACAGGTCAAGTCGTAGCAGGTAGTGCACAGGCGCAAAGACGTTATAGATTCACCGGTGCGGCCTCGGTTACTGCAATCGGCTTCGGCACCCGACTAGAGGCTCGTGATACCTACGACTTAAATAGCCAGACAGTAACCATTTCGGCAGACCTTGCCAATTCACTGCTTACGACTGTGACGTGGACATTGTTTCGGGCCACCACCACGGACGACACCTTCGGCACCTTGGCTGCGCCCACAGTTACGCAAATAGCCACCGGGACATTCACTGTGAACTCTACAGTGTCTCGCTACAGCGCCCAAGTGAGTGTGCCAGCAGCAGCTACCACTGGTTTGCAACTTGTATTTAGTGTTGGCGCTCAAACGTCAGGTACTTGGACTATTGGGAACGTGCAACTAGAACAAGGCACTGATGCATCGGCATTTGAAATCCGACCATACGCCACCGAATTTGCTTTGGCTTGTAGGTACTATTACCGATGGGTGACCCCATCATTTGCATTTATTGGGCTTTTGCAGGCATCCACAACTACACAGGCTTTGGGTTCGATAAGGCTCCCAGTACAGTTGCGTGCGGTGCCTGCTATTACGTTCTCAGGCCCTTCTGCATTCTATGTAAGCGATGCAGCGGCGGGAGGTCGGACGGTGACCAACATATTGGCACTTACATCGTCTAGCTTAGATGTTTCGCTGCAGGCGGTTGTTGCCAGTGGATTAGTCGCTGGTAACGCAGCTTACTTGCAGGCCTCTGGATTGATACCCGCATGGATTGCAGCGAGTGCAGATCTATGATTTCTGACTGCGCAGTACAGCTACACGTAGCGGCCTACCATGCCTCGCCGGGGTACAACAACGACACGCCTGGTGTTGGTTTGCTGTGTCCTGTGGATGGTGATTGGCGGCTGGCTGCTGGCACCTATTTCAACAGCGTGCGCAAGCAGAGCGCCTATGTGGGTGCCGCTTGGCAGCCGGTTCACCTAGGGCCGGTCAAGGCGGGCGTCTTCGCGGGAATGGTGACCGGCTATAAATACCCAGCGGTGCCCTTTGCGGGCTTGGCCCTGAGCGTACCGCTTGGCCCCATCGAAGCTCACTTGGTGACTATCCCCGAAGTTCAAGGCATTAGCCCGACTACCGCGGCTTTTTCGATTTCCTTCAAGTTCTAAATTTCAAAACCCGGACACATTAAGGCAGCAATCACATGAGCAGAGCCACATTCCCCGAAGTTGAGCGGCGCAAAGAGCTGCAGCTCTCAGACGAGCACATCGAGCTTATCGCAGAGCGCGCGGCCACCAAGGCCATGGCAAAGCTGACCGACGAGGTTTACAGGTCGGTGGGCCGAGGTGTGGTGAACAAGTTTTTCTTGGTGGTGGGCGTGCTGTCCACGGCTGTGTATTTTTGGGCGCAGGCCAAGGGGCTGATTAAATGAAGCTCACACTCCAACGCCGCCCCTCAGTGGGTGGGGCCACCATCGGCAAGCTCTACATAAACGGCGTGTATGCCTGTGCCACCTTGGAAGACGAAGTGCGCGAGATTGAAGGCGTGCCGGTGGCCGCTTGGAAGGTCAAAGGCGCGACGGCTATTCCATCGGGTGAGTACCGGGTGACGCTTGAGCATTCCGGGCGCTTTGGGCCTGACACGCTCACCATCCACGATGTGCCGGGTTTCCAGTACATCCGCATGCACGCGGGCAACACCGCCGCTGATACCGAAGGCTGCCCGCTCTTGGGCATGCAGGCCACAGAAACCACGCTTATCGGTGGCACTAGCCGCCCAGCCGTGGCATTGGTAAAAGCCGAAGTGCAGCGGGCCATCCGCGCAGGCGAAGTGGTCACCATTGACATTAACAACGCGGGGGCGCTGGCATGAAACTAATCGCAAACTGGCGCAAAGCGTATCGCATGCTCTCTATCCAAGCCATGGCGTTTGCCACGGCAATACAGGGCGCTTGGATGTTCATACCCGAAGATATGAAAGCAACCATCCCGCCCTCCGTGGTGCAGTGGGTCACTATGGGCCTTCTGGCCTTTGGCATTGTTGGGCGGCTGGTAGATCAGCCCAAGGTGAAGCCATGATCGCCATTCTGCTCAACTGGCGCACCTGGGCCGCGCTCGGGCTGGTGGTTTCGCATTGGTTTGCTTACCACCAAGGCGGGCTATCCAAGCAAGTGGAGTTCGATGCCTACGTGAGCGACCAGCAAACCGCCCACATCGCAGCCCTAAACGATGCCCGCGCCAAAGAGCAAACCCTTCAACTCGCAAACTCAAAGGTTCAAAATGATTACCAAGCCCTCAAGCGTAAGTCTGCTGATTCTGCCTCTGGTGCTGAGTCTGAGCGCTTGCTCCTTATTGCGGCCCTCGACGCCGCCCGTGCAGCCGCCCCAAATTCCCCCGCCGGCAGCGGAGCTGATGCAAGCCCCACCGAGCGGGTTCTCAGAGAAAGCGTCGGGCGATATGAAGCGGTGGCGCGAGACGCTGACCGGCTCTCAGACCAAGTAACCGGCTTGCAGGGCTACGTACGCAGCGTTTGTCTGCGGTGAAGTGACACAGTAAAGCCTAAGTATGATTGGTGGGGGATAAGCCCCGCAAACCCGCATGGGGCCTAGGCCGATTTTTCCTGAAATTTCCCACGAATTAGCCGCAAAGCCGCGCCAATACTGGAAAGTTTCGATGGATTGTGATTCCTGTTGTCGTGGGTTCGAGCCCCATCAGCCACCCCATCTAATACAGCGCCATCCTTAGTGATGGCGCTCTGTTTTGTGTAGCGCACTGCAAATACACACAGTGCAAATTCCCGCCAAATTTCCCACGCTGGGAAACGGGAGCTAGTTTGAAGACCTGAAAACTTCCACGTTTCGGTCATACACCCGGGCAGTCGTCTCCGGGTTTTTATGCAAATCCGGCAGGGCTCCAGTCACCTTCTTATGCTTGGTGGCATAGAAGGCCCGCAGGTCATGGAATGTGAACCGCGTCTCAGCCGTCAGCACTTTTTGCTTGATCGCCTCCAGCATGCAGCGCTGCCATAGCGCCTTGAATCCCGAATCGGTGTAGTGGTTGTTGTCGCGCGTTGGGAAGACGTAGAGACAGTCCAACTCACGAATGGTCTCCAGGCGCACCAAAAGGGCCTCCAGCGCGGGGCTGATACTCACCACCTCCACTACCTGCTCCCGCTTCTTGCCGCGCTGTTTGGCGCGTATGGTGCGGATCACGCCAGCTGCCCGGTCTACCTGTGGCCAGGTGAGCTGCAAGAACTCGCATTTGCGATTGCCGGCCAGACTGGCGTACTCAGCGGCCATGCCCACGATGCGGCGCTGGGGCGTTTGCTCGGTCAACCATGTGAGGAATTTGGCCAGCAGCGCATCTTGAGGGGCCTCAGTTCTAGCTTCCAACTGGTGCGGCTCCACCCCGATTGTTGCGTTTACGGTACACACGCCCAATTTAATGCCATGCCCGAATAGGTTGGATAGCAGAGCTTTTTCAGTGTTTGCCCGTTTGGGGGCCGATGCGCGCTCGACGTGCACATATCTGGCCACCATCGTGGAGTCGATACGGTTGGCGGGCATCTTGCCGAAGGTTTTTTCGATTTCTTTCCACGCCTGCCGGTAGTCGGCCTTGGTGCTGTCCACTAGCTTTTTCCAGCGCGGGGAGGGCGCTTCGGGGTCTGTGTACCGCTCCCACACCCATTTCAATGTGCCTTGATCTTCGTTATTGCCCAGCAAGTCCAGCACCTTGCGGATAGCCGCTAGGCGGTCTGTGCCTAGGTTGATGGGCTTGGCTTGGATAGGGTGGTAGCGGTAGGTGATGGTCTTGCCATCAGCCCACGGGCGAGCCTCCATAAGTGGCAGTAAGCCCTTGGCGCTCTCCCGGTCTTTTCGCATTTAGTGGACTCCCCACACTGGCTGAAAATCAGTCTTTTGCATGGCGCGGTTTGCCCCATTGCCCATGACGGCATCATAGTGTGCACGGTTGACCAGTGGCCGCCCGTTGGGTTTGCGGTGCACCGTCAGGCCCATGGCGCGCAGGTAGCGGATCCGCGCGGCGTTTTGAACGTAGCCATCGCAGATGCTGTCTATCTCGGCATCGGTGAGGTCGGTCATGCCGCGCCTTTCATAAACACGATCCAGTGGGTAAGCCCCTTACGCCCGCTCGGGTGCCCAAAGAGCGGCTGCACGGGCGTAAGCGCAAGCACCTCGCCCAGCTTGACTTGGGTTTCATTCCACTTGAACACTAGAACGCCATCGGTGGCCAGCACGCGAAAGCACTCAGCGAAGCCTTGGCGCAGGTCGTCGCGCCAGTCTGTGCCCAGCTTTCCATACTTGGCAGCCAACCATGAGCGAGGGCCGGCGCGAACGAGGTGTGGCGGGTCAAACGCAACCAGTTTGAATGTGCCATCCGGGTACGGCAACGCTCGGAAATCCAGCAGTGCATCGGGCTCAATGCGAAGGGTGCGTGTGCCGCTGGCGTTGCCGTGCGAGCGGTCGGTGACAGTCAATACCTCGCTGCGCTGGTCACCAAATACCACATCAGGGTTTTGGCGGTCAAACCACATCATGCGGCTGCCGCAGCATGGGTCAAGGATGCGCTGAGTGTTCACGCTGCCACCCCCTGCACTTGCCCACGCATCCGCGCAGCCGCCATATCGAGCGCATCCAGCATTTGCTTAGGCGTGGACAGCCTCAAAATGCCTTCGTAAAGGTCTAGAGCGTCACCCATGGCCACCAGATCAGGCCCGGTAAAGCCAAACTTGCCGTGGCGCTCATGGATGGCCGCGCAGTTCATCAATGCTGCGACACCCCGCACCATCGTTTCAGCGGCCAGCGGGTCTATCAGCTCGGCGCGTATCAGGCCCACGTTGACAGCGGCGGCTAGGCGGTCGAATTGCTCTAAGTCGCCCGTGCCGATCTTGAGTTTTTCAAAGGTCAGGCGCAGCGCTACCATGATGCGGTCGGCGTTTTCGCGGGGTTGCTCGGTGTTCGCAGCAAGGACGTGAACTGCGGCCATGGGGTCGCGGTGCATGCGCTTGGCGTGGGCGGCGCGGCGGTAGACTGTTTTCATGCGGCTCTCCGTTGTTGTTGTGGCTCGGTGTAATTGGCACCCACAATGGCTTTACTCATGGGTGGGCAGACGCTGTTTCCACACATGCGCACCTGGGCGGTCTTGGTCAGGGCCCGACCGTCGCCCCCGGTGTCGATTTCGTAGCTCTCTGGAAAGCCTTGGGCGCGGTAGAGCTCACGCGGGGTAAGCATGCGCAGGCCAATGTCCACAATGGCGTATTCCTCGCCGTGCACGGTCACCAGGCCAAAGCGGTCTTTGGTGGGTACGGTGTGCATGGGCTCGGTTAGGCGCGGGTCTTGGTCGGTGCCGTAATATTTGATGAGGAAGGCGCGCACTTCGGCATGGTGGGTGCCTTGGGCGCTGATGGTGTGTAGTGGCTCGTCGGTTGGGCTGCCCACATTGGTGCCGCGCAGCTTGAGCATGTGGCTGGTGACCAGTGCGCCCACGGCTCCACTGGCTGTGATGGTGTTGACTGGCTCCCGAACGTCACGAATACCGTGGCTGCGTCGCTTGGTACTGCCTGCACCCTCGCCGTGGCCTAGGTGCACCATGTTGGCGGTGACAAGGCTGTGATGGTCAACGGTTGTGACGGTAGCCACCGGGTCGGCCATATCGGAACCGACCACGCCCGTGTAGTTCTTTGCGAGGAATGCAGACACCAGCGCATGCTTTTGGCTACCCACCAGTGTGCCTATGGGTTTGCCAATGTCCAGCGCGCGCGGTGCTTGGCCTTCACGCTCACCATAGCCGGTTTGAATTAGCGTCGGTACAGCCAATGCAAACCGGTTTTCTGTGGTTTGAGTTGGCAGAGGGTTGTCCAGTGGTGCCGTGCGCTCGTCTCCGGCGCGCTTGGCACTGTGGTATTGAACAATAAACGGCTCGGCCGCATCGACCACATAGCGCTGTATACCTTTGGCAATTCGCTTGCAGGTGGCATCGGCCAATGGCTTTTTGCGCTCAAAAATGCTGGGCGCATGGATGCTCCAGTCGATGCACTCAGCCGCGGTGTGCCATGGCTTGAGTTTCTTGGCCTTGATCTGCAGCGAGTCAGGGGCAGCGTGGGTAGGCTGTGGCCACACAATGGGCTGGCCGTCACAACGCGCCACCAGAAACAGGCGCTTGCGGATGGTGGGGGCACCGTAGTCGCAGGCGCGCAGCTCGCGCCACTCCACCACATAGCCTAGATTGCGCAAACTGCTAACCCAGCGTTTGAATGTTTGGCCCTTGCGTTGCGGGCATGGCCACTCGCCCCATGTTTCAGTTGTATTGCCCAGTTCGTCGGTGGTGACCACTTTGCGCTTGACTAGCGGCCCCCAAGTCTGAAATTCCTCCACATTTTCCAAGCAGATCACTCGCGGCTTTCTGTTAGATGGCTCAAGGGCCTTGACCCATTTCAGCACCACGCCCGCCAAGCTGCGAATCTTCTTTGACACGGGCTTGCCTCCCTTGGCCTTGCTGAAATGTTTGCAATCCGGGCTGGCCCACAGTAGGCCCACTGGCTGACCGGCGGTTACTGTCACGGGGTCAACCTCAAACACATCGCTCACAAAGTGGCGAGTCTGCGGGTGGTTAGCCTGGTGCAGCGCCACGGCCTCGGGGTCATGGTTGATGGCAATGTCCACTGCACGGCCGATGGCTTGCTCAATGCCAGTGCTGGCACCGCCGCCGCCGGCAAAGAGGTCTACCACCAGCTCGGCGTGGATAGGCAGGTTGAATTGGGGGGTTAGCATGATGTTGCTCTCCCAGCCAATGCCTGCGCAGCTGCATGTAACCGCGCGTTGAACCAACGCCGGATCACATAGCTGCGCACTTGGCCTTCCAGCCGCTTGGCGGCGTACAGCGTGCCGCGCCCGGGGATGCATGCGCAACTGTCGGCCACGAAACGGCGGTGAAAGGCCGGGGCGATTTCGTTGTAAAGCAAGTGGTGCACGATGCGGTCGCGAAACTCTGCGGCCCATACTTCGCGCGGCTTGGGGTGGGTGATAACGAAGCAAATGGAGCGCCCAGGCTGATAGTCGCCACTTACCAGCTCGTCGTGCAGATCGAACAGGTTGCGCTCGGCATTGGCTTCGAACGCCAGCGCACTGGCGCTGTTGCGCTTGGTGCGTCGGCAATCGAGGTAGGCTTGCACCAGCAATTGAAACAGGTGTGAATTTGCGGACAACGACGGCACAGCCGTCGTAGCTCTTGTGGTTGTTGTTCTGGTTGCCGTTGTTGAAGTTGCAATTCCAGGCGTAAGAGGACCATTCGCGCTAGTAAGGCCACCACTGCGAAGGCCTTGGCCGATCAGAATGGGAGCTGCACCGGACCGGGCCTGCGCGCTGGCAGCGGTATCCGTTGTGTGCATGTCGGTGCCTTTGTGGGGCAGCGGCGCGACCAGATTCACTATGCGCGCGGGTATGAGAGCCTTGACTGTCATACGGCAGGCGCCCTGTTGGCGTTTTTGATCCAGCCACCGGCCTGCTTGCCGACACTGCCCAGCAGCTCAATGGAATCTGCCCATAGCTTAGGCGAGATATACCGGCTGTCGTGGCTAACCCGCAAAAGCACGGTGATAGCGCGCTGCTTGGTCAGCAGCTGGTCAATGTGTCCGGAACGTATGTCGCGCTGGGTGGCATTGGCCAAGGCCATCAGGTCTAGCATGTCAACGCAGTGCTGGGTGATCTTTTCGCCCAGGGCACGTTTTACGGTGCGCGGCATTTGCACCTGAGCTTTAACGGCGAGGCCAAGCAGGCGCACCCCTGTGCGGTAGATCGGGAGGTCGGTGTGAAGGGCCATGGGTGGCTCAGATCAAAGGATTAAAGGATTGAAGAATCAAACTCTGCGGACAACGACGGCACAGCCGTCGTAGCTCTTGGGGCCGGTGCTCTGGTCGCCGTCGCCGAAGTGGCAATCCCAGGCGTAAGAGGAATCGCTTTCATGGGTTTGGTTCGACCAGTGCCACTCAGGTTTGAGGTGCGGCTTGCAGTTTGCAAAGAGCAGTGCCTGCTCTTGACGGCTGGGCAGGGAGCCGCCTACATCTTCGGCCCAGTCCATGGCGGCTTGCCATTCCAGCTTGCCAGCGGGGCGCTGGGCCATCAGCACCAGGTGGTGGGTGATACGGCCAGATTCATCGATCACCGGGCCTGCGTAGTGCTCGCCGGGGCGCAGTTCGATGCTGATTTCGTTCAACGTCAAAACGATGGGCTTATTGGCTTCTGCCTTGAACTGGGCAATCAACTTGCTCAGCTCGGTTTGTTTGGCCTCTATGGCTTCAAGGGTTATTGCGGTCATGGTTGGCTCCTGTGGAGTTGAAAGGATTGAAGGATTAAGCGGTGAGGGGAATCAAGCGGACAACGACGGCACAGCCGTCGTAGCTCTTGTGGTAGTCGTACTGGTGGCCGTCGTGGAAGTAGCAACCCCAGGCGGAAGAGGAATCGTCCTGGTGCGTTTCGTTGGTCCAGTGCCATTTGGGATCAAGTTCGCTCTTGACGTTGGCAAACAAAAGGGCGGCAACGGGGCGGCTTGGGAGTTCGGCTTTGAGCTTTTCAGCCCAGTTCATAGCCTTCTTCCAAATCAGTTCCTGCGCTTTGTTTGGCAGCAAGATTACGGCGACATGGGTTCCATCCTTTTGGGTGGTAATTCCGGCGAATTTGCCGCCTTCGAACTCAGCGCCAAGGGCTGGTAGGTTGGTGAACTGGATGGACTCGATAGTGGTTTCTGTGGTCATGGGTTGCTTTCAGGGTTGCGGGGTGGGTGATGGGTTAGGCGGCTTGCAGCAACTGAGTGGCATTGCTGCTTTGGTTGAACCGCGATAGCTTGGCCTGGTAGTCATTCACAAGCGCAGAGAACTGCACAAGATCAGCTTCCAGCGCTTCTATGTAGTCGTCGTCGCGCTGGACTTCGCGCCAAGTGAAATCAGAGCCAACGGCGGCTAGGGCAGGGCAGTACAAACCAAAATGCCAAGATTTGCGCGCGGTTAGCCACATGCAGCCCTGCACCTGGTCAACGAATTCGCTAATGTCCGCATTCAGCAGCACATCGCGCAGTCCTTCGGGTGACACAAGGCACTTGTATTCGGAGCCGCTGTCGTCACCAATCAGGCCGTCAGCAGAGCCGCCAAACAAGCCGTCATCTGTGGTGACAAACCCGGCGCGCTGGACAATCACACCTGCCTCTTCCTCATGGCGGCGGCGGGCCTCGGGCTCCAGTTCGTGGCCGCGTTTCATTTGCCATGTCTGGAAACCTTCGTCTAGGGGTGTGCCGCTGATGCGCTCCACGGCTAGGCGAAAGGCGTAGTTCTTGGCAGCGTCAGACCAATCGCCAACCGGCTCACCGGCAATGGCCTTGTCTATCACCTCCGCGCGCGGCTTGGCCTTGTACCCAGCGGCCAGCATGGCAGCCTTTTCATCAGCTCCAGAGCGAATAGCTGTGACGTAAGCCTGCTGCTGCTCGGTGAGCATTCCCACACGCTGGCGAGCCACTTTGAACATGCTGGCCGTGATGCACCCGGCGCGAGCTTGGTGCCACTCTGGTGAGCCTTGGTCGCAATTTATGATGATCATTCGGCCCCCAAGACAACTTTGAGTTCTTCAAACTTGGCCGACAGTACGCCTTGGTCTACTGGGTTTTCCATGGCGGTGATCCATTCCCCGGCCACATAGAGCTGGTCGATGTTGGTGGCCGCGCACAGCATGGCCATGACTTCATCAAAGGTCTTGGCGGCAGGTGGCGTGTCTACCGTGCGGGCTTTGTCAGCAGCTATGGCCGCCTCTTTGAGGCGTTCGTGGTGGGCAGCAAGTGCCTTGCGATCATCCTTAGTGGCACCACCCCAAAACGTTTGATATTCCTTCACGCCCAGCGCGGCGGCGGTTTCAGCGCTGGCGAGCAATGCATCTGGTGCGGCTGGACTACTCGCGGGCTCGACTGTGCCCATGTCTTTGGGTAAATCCATGATTTCCTCGGCCACCGGCAGGCCGCGCAGCACATCGGGGAAAACGTCACGCAGCGCAAAGGCGCGGGCGCGCATCTGCATCATGCGTTTGGGGTACTGCGTCCAGGGGCCTTGCTTGCCCTTGAGCCCTGCGGCCTGAGCGTCAGCCATGCTGAAAGTACGCGACTGCTCGGGCTCACCCCGGCGCTTCACCTTGCAAGTGGCCTCGGTTGCAGTCTGTGTCTCGATCACGTATTCGCAGGCGCTGGAGCTGCGCACCAGAGCGATAACGGCATCACCCCAAAGGGCTGGGCGGCCATTGATGATTGCAAGGTTTTGCAGGGCTTGCAGTGGCTTCAAACCGATTTCAGCACCCCATTGGATGGCAATCAGGCAGTTACCGGGCTTGCCTTTGAAATCCTTGGGCACCATGTCACTGTCGGACAGGTACTTGCTGAACGTCAGCGCCTGGTCAAAGGTCTGCGGGGACAAGTCAAAGCTGGGTTTGGCTTGGGGAAGGGTGGCTACATTGCTCATATCGTTCTTTCAGTTGTTGTTAAAAAATACCCAGTCCGCAAAGGCCGTGACAGCGAGTACCGCGATCACCACCAAGACGGCCAAGGCGATTGCTTGGGTCATACTTTTGTTGACAGGTAAAGCAGCACCAGAGCGCCGCCTACGCACATGCCAAGCGCAAATGAAATCGCTGGCACCATTGGCTGGAGAATTTCAGAGAGCGTGCAGCTAGGCTCAAAACGCTCGCCTTCTGGTTCAAATAATTCGACGTTCATAGGGACACCCGGATAGTTGGTTTGTTCTTCTTTGTCACGCACTGGATAGTGGTTTCGTCAATCTCTCTCCAGCTCGCATTCGGCCCACAAGCGCGTTGTTTTCCTGCGTCGGTACGCAACTCAGCTTTAGTTGCTGCAATACCGTCTAGGGTGGCTGTTGTGGGCTGCTCTTCGGGGTTTGATGCAAGCGCAAAACCCATGGCCACTACAGCGACTGCGTAAAGTGGGTGTAGTGCCTTCATGCTGCACCCCGCACTGTCAGTCCTTGCAATGCTTGCAAAGATTCTCCAAATCCCCAAGCCTTTGCAAGCCTGCTTTTTTGCCACTCAGCCATTTCAAGCGCTGATTGCTGCTCTTGCTCTGTTAGCTTGTCTTGCAGCCAATTTGATATGTCTGCCAAGCTGTCCAGCACTACTTGCTGTGGCTGTAGGTGGCTACCGCTTGACTCTTTCACAGCGCTGTACAGTGCTGCGACTACCATTTGCACATCGGCTAGGGATATGTCTTTGGCGGTGCGGATTACGTTTACTGCTGCTTGCATCTTTCACTCCATTCAGCGTTTTGCTGTGATGGGTGAATTATCGGTGTGCCGTTATCTGTTGTCAACGGTTTGCCGATATAAAAGCAAAATATTTATCGGTTTAAGGGTTAATACCTAGAACTTTTGCTGCAAAAGTTTCGCCGACGAAAGTCGAGGCAGCTTGCGGGCGTAAAAAAACCCGCCGGGGCGGGTTGGTGGGGGGGGCAAGAATTACAACAAGTTGTGTTGTACTGGCGGGCTGATAACTTCCAGCACCTCAATCACAGATAGGGCGCGCTCTAGCTCGTTCCCGGCGGCATCATAGGTCACGCTTTCCTCAAACTGGCATTTAAGGCTGTCGCCTGGAAGAATGCTGAATTGCCGTGCATGGTACGCCTCAATCCACTTGTGGTGAAGCATGTCTACTCTGACAGTTCTGCCATTGCGTAAAACTTGCCATTGGGCCGCGCCAAGCATGTCCGGGGCCTTTACTTTGAAAAACTCGACCCCCGAATTAGTGATGGTTTGCTGGGGTCCGTCAATCTCTGCAGGCTGTGACGAGACAACCTCCACCAGCTCAATGTCGCCATATTCGGTTTGCACAGTTACGCGCTGGCCTGGTAGTGAAGCTCTGGCTTTCGCAACTCCATCTAACGCTTCTTGCACGTCTGACACTGTTGGTGGGGTGTAGCCGATCAATCCGCCCGGGGCAGCTTTGTAATCAGCTTCAAGCTCTGAGAGTTTTTGGCGCAGCTCTGGCGCGTCTGCATCAACATTTTGAAGCAACTTATGCTTGCCCTTAACGAGCAAGGCCCCAAGCCACTTTTTCCAATCCAAAGATGCCAAATGTTCGTCAGGGACTTTGCGCAAGGCGCGGGCCAGTAGCACTTTAAGGCTTGAGTGCTGTACGTCATTCAAAATAGAGACGGGCTCTAAATTGCTGTCCACGCTGGAGAGTAAACACCGGTCTAGCTTGTCGAGCGATTCAATCAAGCGCATGGCTCCAGCCAAAACGCCCAAGGCTTCACTTTTGCCGGGTTGGTACGCAATGACCAAGGCAATCTCACCTTCGACTGATTCGATTTGAAGCTCTCTGTCCATGCGTTGCATTGTATTGCAATGCTACTTTTTACCTATGCCGCCACTCCCACGGCGGCTCGGGCGCTGGGTCTGCCCATAGCCCCAGCTTGGCAGCTTTGGCCGCATCTTGCAGCGGGTAAAGCGCTTCGTAGCCCTTGGCGTACTTCACATAGACCCAAGCCATGCCGGTGCGCACTTGCTCGGCCCCAGCATCTTTACCCCGGCACTCCACATCTGCCACGGTGCGCCCATAGCGGTCTTTGGTCTTTGGGGTGATGGTAGCCTGCACTTGGTAGCACAGGGCGCTTAGAGCCTCTTTGCTGCGCTGACCGTAGGGCTGGGCCTTCTCTGGCGCATCTATGCCGGATAGCCGGATTGTGAGCTGGTCACCCTCGCCGCAGCGCACTTTGATGGTGTCGCCGTCTGACACTGCAAAAACTTGGCATTGTTGGGCTAGTGTCGCCGTGGATATTGAGCATGCAGCTATTAAAATAATAGCGCGTAGCATCAGCGCCGCCACCCTGCGCCGAACTTTGCAATATCTTGAAGGGTTTCGTTCATTCCTTCTATAGCCTTCTCAATCCTGGCCAAAGCCTGCACATCAGAGTCGGCCCCGGTCGGCCCTTGGTACATGTTGCGCTCAATGTTGGCAAGTGTTACCCCGATCCACAAAACAGAAGCCAGCATGACAATCCGCCACGCGATTAGAAACAATTCCTTTTTCATTCATACCCCCATTTAAATTCGCTCAGTCTGCCTATACACAACCTCGCCAATGATCTGCGTATCGCCATTGCAAACTTTGCGCGGGTAGCGCCGCTGGTCTTGGTTGTCACTACTTAGCCACCATTGCCCAGCGTCACGAATCAGGCGCTTAACAACCACTTCGCCTTCGTAGGCCACCACAAAGGCAATGCCATCCTTGGGCTCGGTTTGCGCTGAATTTGCCACTATCAGGTCATCCGGGTATAGGTTGGGCACCATGCTTTCACCGCCGACGCGCAGGGCGAGCATTTTTTCAGGCTGGAAATTATGGGTTGTGTACCAGTCTTTGCGAAACACAATGGGCGGGCCATCGTCGTTCATGTACTCGACTGCGTAGCCACTGACACCGGCCTGCGCTTTGATTGAAACGCGCCGGATGGCTGGATATTCTGGGTTGTTTGTTAGATAGATGGATTGAGGCTCGCGCACAAAATGCGCTGCTGGTGTAGTGTCGTTTGAATAGCTGCTAACTTTCGGCCTAAGCATTTCGCCTGTACCGTAAGCCAGCCAACTCACATCTACCTGGCAGGCTGTCGCAATTGCGGGGGTGTATGACGAAGACGATCCTGAACGCTCAAGCTCACCATAGGTTCCTTGTGACATGCCAACAATTTTGCAAAGTTGGGTTTGTGTCAATCCCGCATGAGTCCTAGCCTCAAACAGCCTTTGTCCAAATTCTGTACGCATGGGCACAAGGTTAGGGTTTTCCATTACCGGCTTGCCGATAAAAATAATTTGACACAATAACGGTAAGCCGATAATATCGGCGCATGAACTGGAACCAACTCATAAAAGACATTCAAGACACCGGCTTTAGTCAGGTGCAGATCGCCACTCATTGTGGATGTGGGCAGGCAACTATCAGCGAGCTTGCGCGTGGCATCACTGTCCAGCCAAGTTACGCCATAGGACAAGCGCTTGTTGCACTGCACAAGCGAGTGCTGCGCAAAGTCAAAGCCAAGAGCGCAACCCAAGCTACCAGCGGACAGGGAGCCTAAATCATGGTCGAGCCCATCGTCTCCCGCGACACCATCCGCGCCCAAGCCCAAGCCGCTGCCGAGCGCGGCCAAAACGTCAATGTCTCCAATCCATACCCAGCCGGGAGTGCGGCCCACGCTGCTTTTGAGCGGGACTACTGGGCGGCTGTACACGAGCTTGAGATTGAGGCGGCTTGATTTCATGCCTCAACTGTCCGTTTTTTTTGACCAAAACGAAAGTCAACCAATGTCAACCATTGCCAACCATTCGCAACGCGAGATGCCTTTACTGGCCGTGATGCGCACACCGGTAGATGTGCCAGTGGAGTTCATTCGCGCCTGTAAGGACGAGCTGCATGCCCTGAATCTATGCATGAACTTGTCGAACCTGAGCGACGAAACCATTCGGGACACACTGGGCATTGATAAGGGTCACTTTTCCCGCCTACGCAAAGGCCGTGGCAACTTCCCAGCAAACAAGCGCATTGCATTGATGCAGCTATGTGGGAACCGTGCGCCGGTTCAGTTTGAAGCTGAAAAGCTCAATTGTGAGTTGGTCGACAAGAGCAAAGACGCTTTGATTCACCAGCTCGAGCAACAAATCCAGCAGTTGAGGGCCGCATGATCTACATCCAAGGCAAGCCCCAGGGCACCATCACCACCGGCCTAGAGGACATTCCCCCAGGCCGCAACTGCTTTGACCTTCAGCGCCTAAAGCCCGCGCCAGTAGAGCTGACAAAAGAGCAGATAACCATCCAGCGCAACCGTGCACAGGCACTAGCCCGGTACCACAAGAAAGCTGCGCAGCGCTCCAACGCTGGCCACTCGTTTTGCTTACCCATCACCACGCCTGCCCAGTCTGAACGGACTCAGGCCATTGCAGGGAGGTCGCTGTGAACCAACTGACCATAGATTTCGACGCGCACGAGGCTGGCATAAGCGCTGCCAACGCCTGCGAAAAAAAGGCGCGCAAGGTAGACCCCGAGTTTTCAGAGAAGGCCGCTACAGCCATCCTGGCGCATTTGCGCACTGTGGGGCAGGCTAGCGGTGAAGTGCTCACCGATGTGGCCATTGCCCACGGCGCGCGGGCCCATGATGCGCGGGCATTTGGTGCGGTGTTTTCTCGCTTAAGTCGCAAGGGCCTTATTCGCACCATTGGTTTTTGCATGCGCTCTAAGGGCCACGGCACTGCTGGTGGTCGTATTTGGGGGCTTTGCCTGTGAATCAACCTCCATTGCCATTAACCCCAGCAGATTGCGACTTGCGCGATTTTGCTTTTATGCCGCTGGACGTTGCGCGCTTGCGTGATTCTGATCTTGCTTCCAATGAGTCACCAGAAGCATGCTGGGCGGCTGTACTTCTTTGGGCTGCGTCATGGCACCAGGTGCCTGCAGCCTCAATTCCCAACGATGACAAGTGGCTTGCCCAGCAAACCGGGTACGGTCGGATCGTTAAGGAATGGATGAAGGTGCGCGCTGGAGCATTGCGCGGCTGGATTGAATGCACTGATGGGCGCTTGTATCACCCTGTAGTAGTTGAAAAAGCTCTTGATGCATGGGATGCAAAACGCAAGCAGCGCTGGAAAACTGAGTGCGCCCGTATTAAAAAGCACAACGACAGACACGAGACAAGCCACCCAATACCCTCTTACGAAGAATGGGTGTCCCTTGGTTGTCCCGCAGGACACCCACTGTTTGTCCCTAGGGACAACCCCACTTGTCCCGATCATGTCCCTAGCAAAACGTCATCCAAGGGAGAGGGAGAGGGACAGAGACAGGGAGATACAGCTAAAGCTGTAGGTAGTAGCGGTAGTGAGAGCGCGGATGCGCGCCCAACCCCTGGCGATGTTTGCAAAGCGATGAAGGCTGCAGGCATGGCCTCAGTAAACCCCTCAAGCCCGAAGCTGGTCAACGCGATAAATGCCGGGTTAACGCTTGCAGAACTTGGGCAAGCAGCTATGGATTCTGTAGCAATTGGCAAGGGGTTCGCCTACGCAATCGCCATGGCAGAGGGGCGCAGGGCTGACGCTGCAGCAGCGCCAAAGGCTCGAGCCGCACCGCAGGGCGAGAGCTTCCGGGAGCGGGACGCACGCATTGGACGTGAACGCTGGGAGCAAATGACCGGTGAGACGCATCCCGACAACCAGCCAAAAGCCAGCGGCATGGTGATTGATTCCGCGTCAAAAGTTTTGGAGATTTCCCAATGAACGCAGTTGCAGAGCAAAACCCAATCGACCGAGTTTTCAAACGCCTTGCAGCCACCTACGGCGTGGCTTGGGACAATGCCATAGGGCAAGCGCCCATCATGGACGTGAAGACCACATGGGGGCATGAGCTGTACGGCTTTCTGCGAAGCCGCGAAAGCATGATGCCGATTGCATGGGCGCTGGAAAACCTGCCAGAGCGGTGCCCTAACGTCATTCAGTTCAAAAACCTGTGCCGCCAAGCTCCGGCGACTGAGCAGCCACGATTGCCAGAGCCCAAGGCCGACCCTGAGCGCGTGAAGGCTGAGCTCGCAAAGCTGGCCCCGCTGCGCCAAGCTGCGGTATCCCCATCAGCCCATGACCCCAAAGCGTGGGCAAAAGCAATTCTGCGCGATGTGCAGGGAGGCTTGAAGCGGAATCAGACAGTGGTGCAAATGGCAAAACAAGCGCTGGGGCAATCCGCATGATGCCCAACCGGAAATGGGTGCGTGACGAGCACCAAGCCGCCGCGCGCTACCTCATGTCACACCATGACCCCATACCAAGCGAAATTCCTAGACCATTGCCTGTGGATGCACACCTTGGAGCCTGCCTACGCTGCCAAAGCTGCAAAGTGGTACAGCCTGGCACTCGATTGCCCGCAGTTGCTGGAGGCGTTCAATGAGCGAATACGCCCTGCAAACCTACTTCATCAACCCTGACCAGGCCAAGGCCTGCATCAGCCAGCAAATCGCACCGTTCTGCCGGACGATGTGGGAGCAGGGCATTGAGCGCCTGACCGTCACCGTGGAGCCCGAGGACGATGCCAAGACCGTGCAGCAAGGCAGATTCCTTTGGGGTGTGGTTTACACCGAGATTGCCCACCAAGCCAAGATCGGCGGCGTTCGGTACACGTCCGATGCGTGGCATGAGTTTTTCAAACGCATGTACCTGCCGCGCCAAAAAACGAAAACCTACGTTGCCGGCCGCAAGCGCCCTGTGATCTCAACAGCTCTGGGCACCACCAAGGGCTTGAAGATCAAACCCATGTCCAAGTACATCGAGCAGGTCATTGCCTACGCGGTGACTGAGCTGGATGTGCGTTTCAGCGCTACCGATTGGGAGCAGTACCGCCCATGAAGCCGTTTAATCCCAAGCCACGGCCGTGCACCCATTGCTCCAAGCCATTCGTGCCATTGCGCCCCATGCAGTCCGTTTGCTCCCCCATGTGCGCAGCCCGCAAGGTCAGGGCAGACAAGGCCCAAGAGCGGGCCAAGGTTCGCACCCGCAAGGAAGCTATCAAGACCATTCCCCAGTTGATCCGTGAGGCCCAATTTGCATTTAACGCTTACATACGCCTACGAGATCGGGCGAAACCCTGCATCTGCTGTGGGCAGCCTCTCGGACTCGCCGAAGTTGGCGGTGGCTATGACTGTGGGCACTACCGCAGTACTGGTAGCGCCTCTCACCTGCGATTCCATGAGGATAACGCCCATGGGCAAAGGAAGGTCTGTAATCGCTATGGCGCTGGCAGAGCGGTTGACTACCGAATCGGCTTGATTGCCCGCATTGGGCTGGAGCGCGTGGAGGCGCTGGAGTCGAGCAACCAGGTGGCAAAGTGGACAGCCGAGGGCCTGCGTGCCATCAAGGCTGAGTACCGCGCCAAGTTGAAAGCCCTCGCGCGCGCGCATTTGGAGGCTGCATGAGCCGGGTCCGCGTCGATTGGTTCCGGGTCATGACTGAGCTGCAAAACAAGGGCTACAGCGTGACCGCCGTCAGCGCAGCGATTGACGTGGCCAAGTCCACAGTGATGGGCTGGCGCATCTTGGACGCGGAGCCTAGGCATGCGGAGGGCGAGCGCCTGGTGGGCTTGTGGTGCCAGGTCATGAACCTGCCTCGGGAGTCGCTACCGCTGAACGTGAACGACCTGCTATCGGCTGCCCGTGCCAGCTCGAAACGGTGAAAAGTCGGGAAACCGACCGGCAGGCTGGCAAACACTGCGGGCTACTCCACCAGATCACGCCTGATCTCAACTCACCGAAAAGGAATCATCATGGCCACGAAAGCAGCAACCCGCGCAATTCAAACACCCGGCGAAACAGTAAAACCCGAAGAGACAAAAGGGGACGCTTTCACAGCCAATGTAGTGGCCAGCGGAGCCGATGAACCCTTGGACGAAATGGCCCAAATGCGTGCCCAAATGGCTGCCATGATGGAGCAAAACGCAGCGCTTCAAGCCGCAGTAACCAACCTTGCGCGCGGTGTCCAAGCTGCAAAGCCAGTGACCCAAGACCTACCCAACATGGCGGACTTGGATTTGAGCATCATCACATCCCCAGTTCTGACCAAGGACGGCTGGTTTGTGCCACCTTCCTACGGCTCTAACCCCGCAATTCAAAAGCAGTAAGCCATGTGCTTTGCAGACCCACCAAAGACGCCGCCAATCATTAGAAACGATCCGGTAGCGGACGCAGCAAAAGCCGCAGCCGAGGCGCAAGCCACAGCCAACGCCGAGACTGCCACCCGCCGGACTACGCGCCGCATGAGCGCCCTAAGCACTGGCGCTGGGCTGGCCCCTGCTTCCGCGCTGGGTGCTGGCAAAACCACTCTAGGGGGATAGCCATTGTCCGAAGTAGCCGAACAAGACTGCCGCCGATTGGGGCAGCTCAAGTCAGACCGCCAGCCGCATGAAACCGTTTGGCGGGATGTGTTCGACTACATGTCGCCTGAGCGCGGGCACGGCTTTCAAGGCACCACCGTAACGGCTTCGGACGCGCAAAACAAGAAGGCCGAAATCTACGACAGCACAGCCATAGACTCCGCGCGGGTAGCGGCCTCGGGCTTTGCGTCGGGCATGCACCCTGCGAACTCGATCTGGTTTGGGCTCAAGGCGGACGGCGCGAACGACGAGGAAAACCGATTCTTTGACAATGCCGCGCGCATCATCTTCGAGAACATCCACGCTTCCAACTTTGACGCAGCGGTGGGCGAGTGTCACAGCGACATGGTGCCAGCCGGTTGGTTTGTGCTGTACGTTGACGAGAAGGACGAAGGCGGCTATCACTTCGAGCAATGGCCACTGTCACAGTGCTACGTCAGCGCCAGCAAGCCGGGGGGCAAGGTGGACACAATCTACCGTGAGTTTGAACTGACGCTAGAGCAGGCGGTGAACGAGTACGGCTTGAAGAACCTGTCCACTCAGTTGCAGGACAAATACCGCCAAGGCGGTGATGCACTTGGGCAAAAGCATTGGTTTGTGTGGGCAATCTACCCGCGCACTGTGCATGCCGTTGGCCCACGCTTAGCCAAGAACAAAGCTTTTGCAAGCAACCACCACGAGGTGAGCACCAAGCACATGGTGCGCGAATCCGGCTATGACGAGTTCCCGTGCGCGGTGCCACGCTGGCGCCTGATCCCCGGCACACCTTACGCCACCGGCTTGGGCTCTGACGCACTACCGGACATTAAGACGCTGAACCAGATTCAAAAGCTGGAGCTTGCAAACCTCGACATTGCTGTGAGCGGCATGTGGAAGGCTGTAGACGATGGCATTCTGAACCCCAAGACGGTGCGCATTGGACCTCGCAAGATGGTGATGATGGCCGACACCAAGAACATGGAGCCGCTTGTCACTGGCGCCGACTTCAATGTGTCGTTTGCCAAGGCTGATCGGCTGCAGGCCAGCATCCGCAAGATTCTCCTAGCCGACCAGCTGCACCCCCAAGAAGGTCCAGCCATGACGGCCACAGAGGTGCACGCCAGGGTGCAACTGATTCGCCAGCAGCTTGGCCCCATCTTTGGCCGCTTGCAAGCTGAGTTCTTGCAGCCCCTGATTGAGCGCTGCTTTAACCTGGCTTATCGCGCCGGGGTGCTGGGCCAAGCGCCGGAAAGCCTGCGCAACAAGAACTTCACGGTGAAGTATGTCTCGCCCCTGGCGCGTGCGCAGCGCCTGGAGGAAGTTACAGCAATTGACACCTTCTTGATGGGCTTGGCCGAGGCCAGTCAAATGGATCCGACCTTGCTGGACCTGGTCGACCTTGAGGCCGCCCAGCGTGACAAGGCATCCGCATTGGGTGTGCCGGCCAAACTGATTCGAAGCATGGACGATGTAACGGCACGGCGCAAGCTCAAAGCCGAGGCCGACGCAAAGCAACAGCAGCAGCAACAGGCCGCACAAATGCAAGGCGCGGCTGGTGAGGCTTTAATCAAGAACGCCGCCGCCGCATGAGTCGCTTGCCAGACGTAACGCCAGAGCTATTCCGCGAAGTCTTCGAAGTAGACAAACGCGGGGCCGCAATTCTTGAATACCTGACTATGCGGTTTAGCCAACCAGCGGTGACAGACGGCGGCATTGATGCGGTGCTCAAGACCTTTGAGCGCTTGGGTAGCACGAAAGTCGTGCATCACATCGTCGGGCAAATCAACCGCGCCAATGGCGTGGCACCCACCGACATCGAGGCGCAAGCCGATTAACCACACAAAGGACACATCATGTTTCTAAAAGGACTTCGCTATGTTTACATGGAAGGCAATCCGGGCGCGGCTGGCGCAGGCGCTGGAGGTTCTGGCAATGGGGGCGGGGCCGCAGCCAGCGGTAGTGATTCTGGAGCGGGCGCAAGTGGAGGCGCGGCGGGGGCTGATTCAGCGGCTGGAGCAGGCGCGAACGGTGCGCCAGGTGCTGGAGCTGCAAACGCTGGCAGTGCAATGGGGGCTGGGGCCGGAGCTGATGCGTCAAGTGGAGCAGGCGGCGGTGAAGGCGCTGGCGCGGGTGCCGACCCATGGGCCTTCATTCCCGAAAAGTTCCTTGTAAAGAACGACAAAGGCGAAGTCGACCCGCAGGCGTCAGCGAAGAAAGTAGAAGAACACCGCGCCAATTTGGAGCGCCGACTAGGGGAGGGCGGGGCACGTCCAAAGGCTGCAGCCGAATACAAACTGCCCGAAGTGCCAGAGGCTTTGAAGGGCGTGGCGTTTGATGATGCGCTCACCAACAAATTCAAGGAAGACGCGCACAAGGCTGGGTTCTCGCAAGCCCAGTTCGAATTCGCCATGGTTAAGTATTTCGAGCTTGCCCCCGCGCTGGTCAACGGTGGGCAAAAGGTGTCAGCCGAAGACACCATAGCCACCCTCAAGCAGACATGGGGCGCTGAGTACGAAAAGAACGGACAGGCCGCATGGCGTGGCATGAACCAGATTGCACAGGCCGCAGGGCTCACACCGCAAGAGGTAGAAGCCGAGCTAGGCAACAGTCCCGCATTCAATCGAATCATGGCCGTGGTGGGCGCGCAGCTCAAGGAAGATAAGTCAGTGAACCCGGGCGGCTCCACACCGTCAGCCGGTGGCATAGCCGAGGCAGCAACCATACAAGCCTCCGAAGCGTTCCGCAATACACGCCACCCCGAGCATGCGGCCACCGTCGCCAAGTGGAACAAGCTCGTAACAGCTGGGGTGCCTGACACCCCCATCGCTTAAAAAGTCGGGAAACCGACCGGGCCTCAGTGGGACATTCGCTCCCACAGGCCCGAAGTGGCGAACGGATCACCTGCACAGCCCGCGTAGTTCTGACATTGAGCCGGTCAGTACGAGACGTACCAACAGGCCCGGAAACGGATCACCTGAAAGGCGAACCAAGTTCAACTTTTGGAGTTATTCATGTCCGTAACTATCACGCAACAATTCGTGACGAAATGGGATACCGCGCTGCGCCTAGAAGCCCAGCAGCAGGAATCCCGCCTGATGAAGACCGTATTTGATCGCGGCACCATCGAAGGCGCGTCTTTCACTATCAACAACCTGGCATCCGCTGGCACGCTGGACGAGAACACCGTTCGCCACGGTGACACCATCTGGTCTGAAATCGACCACACTGCCCGCAATGCAGTGATGCGCGACTTCTACAAAGCGTACCCGATGGATCGCAACGACATCCCCAAGATGCTCGTGAACCCTGTCACTGGTGGCCAGTACATGGCCTCTCTGATGGCAGCCCGCAATCGTCGTGCTGATGACATTATTTATCAAGCTGCGTTGGGCACTCTGTTGTCGCAAGACGGCTTGACCAGCTACGCACTGCCAGCCGGTCAGAAGATCGCTGCCGGTGGTACCGGCTTCACTCGGGCCAAGATCATCCAAGCTAAAGCGCTGTTCCGCGCAAATGAAGCAGACGATGAAAACGGCGAAGAGCTTTACATGCTCTACAACGATGTGGCGCTGCAGCAAGTCTTGACCGATACCACCTTGACCAGCTCTGACTTCTTAGCTGGCCAGATGTTGCAGTCCGGCACGCTTAAGGGCACCTGGATGGGCTTCCGCTGGATTCCGTACCAAGCCTTCAACAAGGCCGGTGCTGTGTTCTCGGCTGTGGCCTACGCCAAGT